ATGAAGATTATAAATTTGTATAATAAATACGTAGATGAGGAAGATAAACACTTTATAGTCATCCATGTCAACAATGATATTATGTGTTTTCCTATGAAATTAAGCTTGGTCCAGAATAGGGATTGTTTACGATTTGTATTTAATAGACTAAGTAAACAGATGTATTTAAACGACGTAGTTACGTAGCAGAGAAACACAAAAATAGAAAATGAAAAATTTGTTATAATGCCGAATGCATGGATGCATGAGACCATCATGAAAATAATTTTTACTACTATTTGTTACTAAAAGTTAAGGTCAAAATGTATGCGCAATATTCAACAAGTTTTAGAGTGTTGGGGCGGTTGGGTTGATGATGCCACAGGTGTTAATTGGCCACCGATCGCGGCTGGATTTAAAGGTTTGATTGCGTCAACTCGTTCATTACGTCCTTCCTGTTGTGATAATGATGGCTTGATTATCGATGCTTGTATCGCAAAGTTGCAGACGGTAGATAAGTCGGAAGAGATTGAAGTTTTATTTATGTACTACGCATTGGGGCTTTCCAAACGGTCCATCGCGCGTTTAATTAAAGTGCCTGATATTGAAGTACGTTCCCGGTTGCAAAAGGGAGAAAGTTTTGTTCAGGGATGTTTGGCGATGCTTGATATCAAGTTAGAAATGGATGATGAAGTTCTGAACCACAAAAAGCTTGTGCGTACGCAAAAAGCTATGGTAGTGTACTAACCAGTTAAAGTTGCGAATAAGCCCTGATAGAAATATCGGGGCTTTTTTCATTTGGGTATTGCGGAAAATAGGGCTTAACCTATCAAATTCGGGTTTAAAAAACTCCTGTTATGCAATTAACTCTGTTTGGTACGAGTGAACTTTAAGTATCTTCATATTGTACTCTGATAAATAAGTGAAAATTTAAATCATAATTGTCAAGGTCGCACTGTGTTGCGGCCTTTTTCGTATTTGCCATCGCGAATCACTTGCGCATATTTTTTTACCTTTTTCGCGATCGGTATCCCTATTAAATCAATCATAACTCGGTGTTAAGAACTAACTTTCCATAAGAACTAGTCCTCAATACAGGGCTTGGTTTACCCAGGCTCAAGGTGAGTTATTGCTGTTTGATGGAGGTATTTTTGATGAGCAACGGTAGTGATAAAGCGGGTTGGTTAACGCCTGTCACTCCTGACCCTGAGTACGATGATGGGTTGGAACACATACTGAGTTGTTGGGTGTGTGGTGTTTCTGGTTTGCCTGACGATAAAGTGCGTTCTCGATGGACATCAGCACAACTGCCTCAGTTACCGGTAGATGATGACTGGTGTGATTTTGTTATCACGGATTTTATTTCGGATGCTTCGCCTGCTTTTGAGAACCAGACTGATGAGGGAACCAAGTTATGGCGTCATGAAGAAATTGTGTGCTTGATTTCCTTTTATGGCCCGAACAGCCAGCGGTACGGCGCTCGTTTTCGTGATGGGCTGGCAGTCAGTCAGAACAATGACGAGTTGGAGCGTTCCGGTCTTTCAGTAGACAAGCTCAGTCGGCTGACTTCTTTACCGGAACTTATCAATAACCAGAGGGGGCGTCGTTATGACATGACGATCACCTTGCGGCGAAAAGTGGTGCGTGAATACGGTGTTAAATCACTGGTGGAAGCGCCTGTCAAATTCTTTGGAGATTAAATTATGCAGGGTTTACCTGTTTCAAACATTATCAATGTCACGTTGAATATGGCTCCTCATGCGGCTCAGTCCCGGAACTTTGGTGCGTTACTGATTATCGGCGCAAGCAACGTGATCAATCCTCATGAGCGTTTACGCCGATACTCGGATATCGAGGGTGTCGGCGCTGATTTTGGACTGACTTCACCAGAGTATCAGGCCGCAGCGCTTTATTATTCCCAGTCGCCACGCCCGGTTGATTTATATATTGGTCGGTGGGCTAAGGATAATGTGGTTTCCTCTTTACAAGGGGCCGTGCTGACTAAACCGCAGCAAATTATTAGCAAATTTACTGCCGTCACCGAGGGTTCTTTTAAGTTGACGATTAACGGTAAAGAAGCGGTGTACAGTGGCATTGATTTGAGTAAAGAGAGCAATCTTAACGGTGTGGCCCAACGGATAGCGGATAAGTTAAAAGATTATTCGGTCACATATGATAGTACCTCTTCACGTTTCGCTATTATGCCAAATTCTGTCGGTGCGGTTGGCTATGTTTCACCGGCAACGACGGGAACTTATATTGGTGATTTGTTAAGGCTGGACGAAATATCGGGTGCTACCGCTATCGAATCTACCAAAGCAGAAACCATTGCTGAGGCAGTAGCGGTGCTGGGATCGGTATCCAGCGGCTGGTATGGGTTAGTTATTGCCGATGATTCTCTGGCGGATGAAGATATTCTCTCTGTTGCCGACTACATCGAATCTGCATCTGTTTCCCGTATCTACGGACATACAGTACAAAAAACAGACGTGTTGGATGCTAATGTTAAAACTGATATCGGCTCAAAATTAAAAGAGAGAAACTATCAACGCACCCTTTGGCAATATTCAACCGGTAAATCCTACACCGTTGCTTCGCTGTTGGGCCGCATGTTTACCGTCAATTTCAACGGTAATAACACCACGATAACTTTGAAATTTAAACAGGAACCCGCAGTAACCGCAGAAAACCTCACCGCAACGCAAGCCAATGTGTTGAAAGAGATAAATGGCAACGTTTTTGTTAAATACAACAACGATACGGCCATTATTCAGGAAGGCGTCATGGCGAATGGGGATTTCATCGATGAGCGCCACGGCTTGGATTGGTTGCAGAACTACGTTCAAAACAATCTTTATAACCTGCTTTACACCAGCACCAGCAAGATCCCACAGACTGATGAAGGTGTCACCCGGCTAATTACCAATGTTGAGCAGTCACTGGCTCAAGCGGCGACAAACGGATTAATCGCTCATGGCGTATGGGGAGGTGATCCGATTGGCGCATTGGACACTGGCGCAACATTAACCAAAGGTTACTACGTTTACGCACCGCCAATTGCAACGCAGGCACAGGCTGATCGGGAAGCTCGCAAAGCGCCGGTTATTCAGTGCGCTATCAAATTAGCAGGCGCTGTTCACTACGCTGATGTCATTATTAATGTAAACAGATAAGGGTTGAAAATGGCTACGTATTCTTTTCTTGATGTTTCCGCTTCTATTACCGGAGTTGGCGGCTCTTTTGATCTTGGTAACGGCGCCGCGCTCTCGGATGAGGGAATTACAGTCACCATGTCGGAGAGTAAAAACACCATGACCACCGGTGCAGATGGGGAAGTCATGCATTCATTGCATGCAACCAAATCAGGAACCATCACAGTTAATTTACTTAAGACCAGTTCAGTAAACGCCAAATTGAACGCGATGCTCAGTGCGCAATCACTTTCGTCGGCGGCATGGGGTAATAATGTGATTGTGATTCGCAATAAGCAAAGTAACGACATTGCTGTTGCACGTTCCGTCGCCTTTCAGAAACAACCGGATTTGCAGAATGCTAAAGCAGGTAATACCGTTGCCTGGGTATTTGATTGCGGCAAAATCGATATCATGTTAGGCACATTCTAACCCGCTTCCTTCACAAACAGTTAAATCACCTTCAAATCTGCCGCAGCATTTGTCTCTATTTTTAACATAGGACTTATGCTGTGGCAGTTTGAGCGAGCTTGAGGATAAGTGATTATGGAATTTGAAATTGATGGTAAAAAATATCGTGGTGGTAAATTAAACGCTTTTCAGCAACAGGACTTAGCAGTGGCTTTGGCACCGGCTATTCCGGCACTTGGACCACTGATGAAAAAGATTGTGACAGCTAAAAATGATGAGGGAGTCACGGGCTTTGAAGAAGTGCTCCCTTATCTGGTGGAATCCATCAACGCGTTAGGAAAATCCAACCGACATGAAATTAATGATATTTGCTTATCAGTGGTTTCTCGTGAACAGAATGGAATATGGAGCAAGATTTATGAGCCTGATGGTCAGGTATTGATGTTTGATGACATTAACGGCTTCGAACTGCTGAAAATTGTCGGTTTTATTATTCGAGACTCATTGGGAAATTTTTTTCTCGCCCCATTAGAGAGCGCAGTGTAATCCCAGGACAACCCAATTTAAATTTTGAAACCCTCCCGAAAGGGCGTGATTACCTGTTACGCCCGGTCATTGCGGGCATGTGCCGTTATGAATCATTAAAAAACGGTGTTCTTGGCTTAGCTGATATTGCATTGATGAATGATGCCCTTGATGTTAAATCGGAAAATGAGGCCATGATAGAGAGGTGGCGAAATGAGCAATAATGTTGAAACAACTAAGGATTTCTTGGGATCGCTTAAGTTTGATGTTGATGAAGCCGGACAGAGTAAATTCATGGCTGTTATCACCGAAGTCACGGCTAATGTTCTCAAAATGGGGGAGGAAATTAAAAACGCAGCACTAGAGGTTATTAATTTCACCACTCAAGTTGCTAACGGATTGGATAAACTTTACTGGCAGTCACAGAAAACAGGTGCAACGGCTGAAAACATTAAAGCCATTGGTTATGCGGTCAGTCAAGCAGGTGGAAGTGTTGAAGGGTTTAATCAATCTCTTGAGGGCGTTGCTAATTTCCTACATAAAAATCCAGGTGGTGAGGGATTATTGCGGAACATTGGTGTTCAAACCCGAGATGTAAATGGCAGCCTTCGGGATACAGCATCTTTGGTGGCACAGGTGGGTGAACAGTTATCGAAAATGCCGATGGATCGTGCTAATCGATACGCCCGCAAACTGGGTATTGACGACAATACCTTGATGGCTATGCGTCGTGGGATTGGTCAATATACAGCTGAATATCAGGACATGACGAAAACCATAGGTTATAACCCGACTAAAGCAACCCAGCAATCTCACCAATTTATAGTGCGCATAACTGCCTTAGACAATTTGTTTGGGATGATAAAAGAAAAAATAGGCTCGGATTTGGCGGGGGGATTGGCTGGACGAGTCGAATCATTTCAACAAACTATCCTGCTTAATTTCCCTAGGGTAGAAAAGGTTATTACTCGTGTATTGAATGTCATATTGAATCTGGCTGATGACATAACATTAGTGGTCAGTCGTGTCGGTGAAGCTATTAGTGATTTAATTGGCTGGTGGGACAAACTGGATGGCGGTACAAAAACGCTTATTAAAGCACTAGGTGGCTTACTATTTGCGTGGAAAATCTTAAATACAGCCTTTATGACTTCGCCGATAGGGATGATTACTGCACTGTCAGCGGCGTTGCTCTTGCTTTATGAAGACTATAAGGTTTGGAAAGAGGGCGGTAAGCATTTTATTGATTGGGATAAATGGAAACCCTCTATTAATGAATTTCTTAAAGCCATTGAAAAAATCTCTGGTTGGATAAACCAAGGGGCTAAGGCCGTTGGCGGTTGGAGAAATGTATTAAAGGGATTTGCGACCTTCATTGCAGTTGCATGGGCTGCGAAGATGATCAAAGGAATATCCAGTGTGACAAGTGCGATTCTTAATTTGGCTAAAGTGTCAAAATCTGTTTCCAGAGGTGGAATATTAGGTAAAGCGGGAGTTGCAGGGGCAGTTGCTGTTGCATCAGAGCCATATATCGATAAAGCACTTAATCGGACTTTTGGTGGGTATGACTACTTTCAGCGAATTAGGACCGCGAAAACTTGGCATGATTTTTGTGCTGCTCTGATTGGGGAAGGTAATGCCTATTGGGATGAAAAAGGGAATTGGGTAGATAAACGTGAAGAAAACACCCTTCCGAAAGGACATTCTCAATTTGCGGCAGATACTCCTGGTAATGCTCCTGTAGTCATGCAAAAGTCAGATAAGGCGGTAACAGATGGACAAAATAATCAGCCAGTTAATAAAGATAATCCTAAAGTCAGCATGATGAAATTGGCTAATTCTGATGTGATACAAAGATTGATTGATAACATGATGGTGGGGGCAAGTAGTAATAATCCTTATTTATCAGAGCATACCAAAACAGCGATTATCGGAATACCATCTCCAGTGAATAAACCAACAAAATTGGTTGGACATTTAAATAATGTGGCTAATTCTTTGCAGAATATTCCCATTGATCGCAGAATGATCAATGGTGCGGTGGCAAATATCAACAGTATGATGAACTATCAGGTATTTACTCTCGCTTTATTACATCGTGTGCCAATATCTGCTAGCAATAATATACAGGGAATAGGAGAAGTCAATTATCATATTGAAGTCAACGGTGTTGAATCCCCGAGAGAAGCGGCGAGATTGACTGGAGAAACGGTAGAACGCACTCACAGTATGCTCCTTCGAAATATGCAAACACAGGTGAGATAACAATGGATATATTATCAGTCATGTTTTCTCAGCAAAAGAGAAAAATAGGTGTCATTGTACCGAGTGTCGTTATTTCGGAAACACATACAGATGTATCGAATATCACCGATCACCCGGTCCAGCAGGGGGTGACATTCAGTGATCATGCTTATGACAGCCCATCAGAAGTGAGAATGGACTTAGGTTTCGCAGGTGGAGGTTCGCTGCTTGATATTATTGATACAACAAAGGTATTTGATATTTCCACCGGACTGAGCCTTGGAACCAGTCCGCGTGATATATATCAACAGCTACTGGACCTGAGAGCATCACATAAACCGTTTGATGTCGTAACGGGAAAGCGCTTATATAAAAACATGTTGATTAAAGATATCAGTGTCACAACGGATAAAACCAGTGAAAATGTTTTATCGGTAGTTTTAAACCTACGTGAAATTGTTATTGTTGAAACATCACCGAATAAGGCCGCTCCGGCGGAAAATATGAAAAATCCTGAAGATACAGCACCTGTAGTTAATATGGGAGCTAAAGTTACGGTGAAGCCATCAATGCCAAAAATTATTCTTGATTTTATTATAGAGCGAGGTAAGAAATGGCTAGGGTTGTAGAAATTCCTTTATCACCCCAAAATCAGCAATTCGATATTCAGCTAAATGGCATTAATTATAAAATGAGATTGATGTGGCGTGATATCGCAGGTTGGATTTTGGATATTATGACGCCGGACAGTGAATTTATCGTCACAGGTTTACCGTTGGTTTTTGGGGTTGACTTACTGGAACAATATCGTCATCTTGGTTTTAACGGCTCATTAATTTTTTATGGTGATATAAATCAGGAGAAACCTTTCAGAAATAATCTTGGTAAAGAAGACAGGTTATACTTTGTAGTAAGTTAA